TCTTCTTGACGCTCGTCTATAAGTGTTGCCATTATTAAACTCCGTGAGTATTCTCATTATGGAGGTGTATTATGCAGGGCTTCGGTTAGGAGTTGGCCTTGCGCTCTTGTTGTAGCTTTTGTGCCCTGTTCCTCTCCCATTGTCTGGTAGCACCCATAAAATCGCCAGAGATAGGGTCTAACTTGGAACGCACTGCGCTTACAATTCTGTTAGCTATTTTGTCACAGTCTAAACAGGGTATATGTGTACATTCGGAATCAACAAGTCTTTCGTTAATGTGTCCGTCCTCACACTTAAACTCAACCATGATACGCATTATGCTGCTTCTTCTGCGTCTTCTAGTTGTTGCTGCTCTGCTGTGTCAATCTGAGCTTCTAAATTTAGTATGTTCGCTATGACTGAGAGTTGGCCTTTACGGAAGTGCAGGTCTTCTAAGTCTTTAGTTACTTCTACTGAGTTAATCATTACCGCATTAGAGGATAAGTCGTCTAGCAACTGTTTCCATCCTTCTGAACGGAATAAATCTTTCATGTTGCGGTAATATAGTTCTAGTTTAGGGTCAATCACACTGTTTCTCCTATAAGGACAGTTGAATTAGTTATAGTTACACAGTTAGTATAACATAAAAGTATAAGAAAGTCAAGCTTTATTTGTATTTTTACTTGACTTCTTAGTAGTTTTGTTGTATATGGCATCCCAATTAGCTGCAAACTTCTTTGAGTCTGTCTTGCGCTGGGTGCTTCCTTTACCACCGTGGGTCTGGCCCTTCATTGTTTCTTGCCTTTATGTAGGCCATGTTTGGCGTGTTGCTTGCCCTTAGAAGTTGCTGCTCTCTTCTTTGCGTTAGCAGCCGCTAGTTTCTTCTTCCCTGCTGCTGTGGACTTCAGCTTGCTGATTGTCTTAGAAGGCGCGTAGACTTCTCCAGTATTACCGCTAGGCTTACCAGAGGGTGTACGCCACTTCTGCTTAGTCCACTTCTTTAGGCTCTTCTGTGATTCTTTTAGCGCCATGACTTCCTCGCTTTCTGTTTAGCCTTATCTGACAAAGCACCATAGTGGAATAGCTTTTCACTGGTTTTGCCGTGAGACCTACCTGAGTGCAAAGAACCGTCAGGCATTTTGTGCGTACCTCCTTTGTGGACAGTACCGTCTTTCTTGTAGTGGTTTACACCTTTCATTTGTAGCCTCCGCCTTTTGCCTTGTACTCCTTGGCTAACATCTGAGCTTTCCTAGCAGACCATTGACCAGCGTTACCACCTTTAGTGCCTGCTTTGATCTTGTTAAACAAGTTCTTCCGCATAGTGGGCTTAGTATAGTTACCTGCTTTATTTACTGTAGACATTTTTGCTTACCTCTTAACTGGCTTCTTCTTTTTCTTAGGTTTACTGCTGTATGTGCCTGTACCGTATCCCATGTTATTTCCTCTTGGATTTAGCGCCAGAACATTTCCAACGCTTTCTTGATAAGTTGTTAGGTGTGTTAGGGTCGTTCTGCTTCTTCTTAGACAGACGCTTTTTAATCCCAAGACTACGAGCGCAATAGCTATCGCCCTTAGATGTACCAGGTTTTACTCTAGGGCCACCACCTTTAGCCTCCCCTGCTTGTCCGTAACTAACTCTCTTTCCCGTAGAAGTTACTTTAACTCTTGCTTTTCCTGCTCTTGGCTTTCCCATTCTCTGCTCCTGTATTATCAGCTATTTGTTTCTCAAGCTGTACAATCTTCTTAAATAGTTCCTCAAACTTTACATTTACTTGAGCTACTACGTTCTCTAAATCCCTGGTGCTTACCATTACTGTAGTCCTTGTGGTTGTGGAGGAGCTGCCTGACTAGCAACATTGCCCTCTTTTACTGCTACTTCTCTTTCTTTAATCAACTGCTCTGAAATCTTTAGACGCTTCTCAAACTCTTTGTCATCTGCGTCACCAGCTTTAATGTTAGTAGTGGCTGCCTTGATACGGTCAATCTGAAGCTCCTCTGGTATTGCCTGTGCTTCAACAACCAGCTTCTGCGCTCTAGCTTGTGACTCTTGCGCCTGTCCTTGTAGTGCAGCAGTCTGTGACGCTTGGAATGCCAACTGAGCTTGCTGTGCTGCCTGTGCTGCCTGCTGTGCTTCTGGGTTAGGCTGGTTAGCTTGCTCAAGCGTAGCAATCAACTCTTCACGATTAGACAGGTTCATGTTGTCAATGATAGATGTTACCAGCTTAGGATACATAGGCTGATCTGGTGACATGGTTTGTAGCAACTGTACAAGCTGTGTAACTTCGTACTCACGAGCAATGATGCCTAGTGAGCTAGAGGTATGGAACTTGTAGTCAGCTACTGGGTATAGCTCAGGCTCAAACTGCATGTAGCGGTAAGCAGCCTTCTGTACGAATGGGATTAAGAAGGAGTCTTGGAAGTTGATAAGGGTACGCTTGTGTCGCTTGATGATAGCACCTAGTGACATAGAGACACCAGCAGCAGTAGACTCGCCATTGATAGAACCAGCAATGCCTGCTGAGTCAATAGCACCTGTGGCAGTTTGCACCATGGTCTGTAGAGACTGTGCCTGTGCAAATGTAATCTGGCTTACGTTACCAAAGTTAAAGGGCTGTAGAATCTCAGCAGGGTTACCATTGGTTAAGATGGTCTTTCCTGGCTGTATGCTTGGTTTAGCGCCTCTAGGCATACGAGAAGCGTCCATAGCCATCATTGGGTGGATGGTTAGGGCAAGAGCGTCGATTCTAGCGCGTAGTTCTGTGTCTAACGCCTTTTGGCTGTTATACCCTTTCTCACATACTCCTCTGCCCCAGAAGCGGCTAGGAACGACATCCCAAGGGAATGAGACAACAGGACGATCCTGCATCATGTATGGGTTCTTCTCAGCCTTGAGTAGAATACCACCGTTAGCAATAACAACCATTGCCTCAACGTAGTAGGTTTCTTCTTCTTCGCTGTCAAACTCTACTACCTCTTCCTCTGCATCGTCATCTGCCATAGCTTCTTTGAGCAAGTGCGTAGGAACAAGACCGTAGTATTTAGTCAGTCTAATCTTGTCCTCTGAAAAGCTAGTGAGGTCTTGGTCAGGCTCTAGGTTAAAGTCGCTAGTGGCTTCTGTGAGCTGTACGTCACGATACACACCCTTCTCTTGTAGCTGCTCAACCAAGTGACTAGACACATACTCGTCTACAGCACAGCCCAGTGCAGAGTCAATGTCTGTTGCTACTGGGTCAATCAGGAAGTTCTGTGGCATGACAGGACGCAGCTTAACACAAGTGCGATCCTTGATAGTAACACCTACTGCTTGTAGCTCACCGCCCATAACAGGCTGTGTAGCAGGAGCCATTTCTTTTTCTTCTTCTATAACAACTTCTGCAATACCTGTACCAAACACTGCTGCGTTAATTAGACACTCAGCTACGTTCTTACGGACTCTGTTCTTTGCAAAGTCTTCTTCCAAGTAACCACGCAAGGCTGCAATGTCGGCAGGGTTCTGATCTCTGACATCATCTTTAATGTCAAACCACTTACCACGACCAAAGGTAGCTTCTTCTAGTTCTGCAACTGAGGACTCCACAGCCTGCTGTAGCGCAGGAGAGATAATTTTAGATCGCTCTGACTGACGGGTCTGGTCTTGTGCTGACCAGTGACCACGCCATAGGCGGTAGTATTCTTCAAATTTGTCGGAGTAGTTGGCTTCGTAGTGATCGCGCCAATCATCACACTTGTCCATTACCCAACCTTCAATGTCCTGCTCTAAGGTGAAGTTGTCTGCGCCTTCTAGTTCCATAGTTAATATCCTGCGTATTTATCTAAGAATTCGTAGTCCTCTTCTTCATAGTCATAAGCATAAGAGACTTTGGCTAACTGGTCTATGTACGCTAAGGAGTCTATCAAGTCATCATGGACTAAAGGATTAGGGAACTGAAACAACTCGTCTAGGAACTGAGTATTCCACTTGCCCTTGTTTAATGTAATGTTGCCGTGTTCAAAGCGTCCTTGTAACGCCCACACAATTCTATCTGTCTTCTTCTTGTTACCGTGGGTAAGTTCTTCTATGCGGAAGAATCGTTGGTGGCTCTTCATCTGGTCATTGAGGTACGGGTAAACAGCGTTCTTTAACGCTCCTTTTTCAATTCCAACCGCAACTGGTTGATAGTCTCGTACCGCTTGGAAGATACGTCTGGCGGTCTCTTCAACGCCCCAGCGCCCATGTATGATATTACTAACCCACCAACCAGAAGGCCCAGCCTTAACCACAGCAATGCTTGTCTGATCAAGTCTTTTAGTTTTGGTAGTGACTTTTTGAACGTCTGCAAATCCAGCCAAATCCACGGCAATATAATACTCACCGTCAGAAGGCTCTTCCTCGCTAAACTTAACATCATCTTCTTTAAAGAGTTCACTACCGTGGGCCTCAAAGCTTGCCATGAACTCCTGTCGGAATGAGAAGGCTGACATACTCTTCTCAGCAGCTTCAATCTCTTTAGGGTCTAGCAACGGGTTGTCAAAGCTAGTGTAGTGATAACCTTTAAACGTATCGTCCTCAGATACACTAGCGTATTGGTATAAGTCATAGAAGTGGTTACGTCCCATTGGCGTACCAATGAACATCGCAGAACCCTTCTGATCCGCAAGAGCAGGGCGTAGGATTTGCTCCCACACCTCTGGCTTCATGTCAGCGTATTCGTCCATAACCAAGAACTTCAAGCTAACACCACGCATAGTCTCAGGTCTATCAGCACCCTTCAGCGTCAGCAACGCACCGTTGATAAACTTAATCTGTAGGTTGTTGACATGGCTTGACGCTATAACGCTATGGCCTAGCTCCAGCAACATCTGCCACATAATGTCCCTAGCCTGTCCCTGTGTAGGGGCAACGTAGAACACCTGACCTTTCTTAGCTGACAAGCAGTTGAGTATTAGCGACCACGCAGCTAACCTACTCTTACCTGTACGTCTACCAGCAGCTATCACTTTAAAGCGTGTAGGGTCGTTGTAGACCTCTTGCTGCCACGGTAACAGCTCAACCTTTAAATCAGTCAAGCTAGTACGTCCACATTACAGGAGA